ATTGGCATTGGTATCGCCAGTTGACTTTGGAAAAAACACACTGTCAGCTTTGTTAATTATTGCTTGTGTTGCACCCGGTCCTTGATTTCGTATGATGTCTCGGAAAACTTGATTGCCTTCACTTTCAATAATTTGTCTTATGTTAGGATCGCGCAATAGCTCTTGTATATTGCCACCTGCTTGAATAGCCCCTAGAATATTCTTCACACTAGGATCAGCAATAGCACCAGCAATGGTCTGTGCACCATCCACTATACCGCCTGGGCCTAGAATGCTGCCTGTACTGCCTCCACGTGCAAGAGGACTCTTAACAGTGTCATAGTGTGTTGGATCTGCAAAACCTTTAACAAGACTGTCAGCACCGGGATTGTTCACATGATCATTGAGGTTGCCACTGTAATATTTCACAGTCTCATATTGAATCGTCATGCGATGTTCCATGGTGCCATTGCTTTCGCTGTAATCATAGGTATCATGTTGCCAGCTGTCGATAATAGGATTGATAAGAGTATACTGACTAAACTTCTGCTGGTTCATACCATATATAGTGATGTCATTGAAGAATCTTGGCTTGCCTCCACTGGGCACACCGCCTGTGGCATCCGAATAGCTTTCGCCAACATAACCCCAGTCATTTTGATCTCTATTAGCAGTGTATGTATCACGACCATTGTAGTCGGCTCTGGGTTGAGTCAATCCACCTATTTCGCCCGGAGTGCCACTTGAGGCTGGCACATTCTGGTACTTGTGGCTGGGATCTTTGTAGTAGTAACTGAAGTAGTTGTACCACATGTTGGTGATGAGATTGCTACCATCATCATGAAACGTGATATTAACTGGTTGATAGTTAATCTTGCTTTGAACCAGCCGCTTTCTGTTGTACTGATTCATGGTATCAACATCAAATGTGTACCTTGGCAGTTCGGCACTTTTTACAACAATGCCAATCTCGTTGTCCACACCGCTGGGAAATAGCTGTCTTAGTGCAGGTATCCCAGCAGTGTTAAGGTTGAATCTAACATAGAAGAGAAACTTATATTTGGGCGCCAGCTCATAACCGTTAGCACGGAAAGTCTTGCTGGCGTGAGTGTAGTCCTTGAGAAAATCACTTCCAAAGAACCCTTTGAGGAAATCATTTCCAAAGGACATGCGTTTAGCCTGTTACTACGTCGCCTACAGTTCTTCCTACTGTGGCACCAACTCCATCACCTAGAGGTGTTTGTACAGCGTTGTCGAATCTCAAACTCATCTGAATTGTAGCTGGTTCACTTGCTGAATAGTCGAGGTTACCGTAATCTACACTACTTACATAACAGCCATACAGCTCCCATGTTTCTAGCACTGTTGGTGTGCTTGCACCGTTGCCGCCATCAAGGACTTCACAGCGTGTGAGGAACTTGTAGTCAATCCCGCTAGCAGCACTTGCCATTTCCACAAAGTCCATTTGCTTCTGTAGCTGCTCGCCTACCAGTTTAGCAACTTGGCCGCCTGCATCATCACGGAAGTTTACTGTGACTGCTTGCCACTCGTGCTTGCCAGCTAGATAGATTCTGCTGTTGTAAATCGGAATTTCCATTTCTGCGAAGCTGAGGTTTGGACGAGTAAAATCCATAACCTGTTTGGTTAATTCTGTTCTTGGGGTGCTTACACCCATGTTTTCAAATATCACTCGGAAGCGATACTTCAATTTTGGCATCAACAGGCCTTGTGTTGGGTTGCTCTGGTCACTTGCCAAAGGCACTGTCATTCTAGTTAGTGATGATACTGCCATCTCTCTCTCCTATGTTAGTATTATTTATGATGTTTGAGACCACAAAAAAACAGGGCCGAGGCCCTGTTTCCCTGCTTTATGATGCTTTAAACAGCACTTGAGCTTGCGACTTCGCCTGCTTGAATTTCGCCTGTGTTCTTGATTCTTACTGGAATAAAGATAAACTCCACAGCCTTAACAGGTTCAATTGCAATATCCACATACAGTTCGTTTCTGTCGATACGAGCTGGTGTGTTGTTGCTTTCGTCGCATACCACTAGGTAATCAAAGATACCACGCTTGGCAACCAAATCGTTCATCAATCCTTCAATTGAATTCTTGATTTCATCTCTGGTGATTTGATCGTTTGGCTCAAAGATAAAGCCTTTGCCAATGCTTTCCAATCTGCCACGAATAAATGATACCAATCTTGCAACGTTGATTCTATCAAGTGCACTTGGATCGGCGGCTTCTGTCTTATTACCATAGTTAACAAGTCCTGTGCCCGGTATGAATGTAAGCGGGTTGATCTTGTTTTCATACAGCGTATCACGCAAGCCTTGGCGAACTGCAATACTCTCAAACTCTCCTGTAGTGGCATTTACATATCCAATGGCTGTTGCGTTATCAATAGTGCCACGACGTGTACCAGCTGGTGCCAACCAAGGGAAGCTTACATCATCATTGCGAACAATGGTGCGTAACATCATGTGACTTGGTGGCACTACTACCGTGTTGCCACTGAGATCATTGGTCTGGCCGCTTGGATAGAATGTGCCAAGATATGGATCAGCTGTTACTAATCCATCTTCGTCATCTGTGCCAACGCCTGCAGAATTGGTTGCCCAATCAATAATTGCACTACCAGTGTCTTCCAGTCTTAATGGCGTATCACCAATCACAAACGCAGTGTTGTTACGTTCATTGTTCAATGCTACCATGTTGCTGATAAGCTCTGGATATCCTGGAGCAGCCATTAAATTGAACGTTCTCTGCTCTTCACGAATGTCTGTGTTAGCGTCAATGCCTGCTCGCATTGCACTCACAATCAACTGGCGTTGTGCCTTGCGCCCCATGTACGGGCTACCATCATTCTTGTTGCTGTTTGCCGTTACCCAAGCATCTTTCACAGTTGGCAAATTGTCATCTGGGAAGTCGGGTGCATTAAAGTAGTCTACTTGGAACTCTTTTACGTTGTAGCCGCTTCTACGCAGATTGAACAATAGCATACCTGTTGGGTACAAACTTGCATCTGGTGCATCAATGTCAAGATAATCGCTGGTAAGCAAACTTGTTATAGTAGGTATGTCTGCTGTAATTGGATCAGTTGATCCGTTAGTTGCCCAACGTGCATCTGCGAATACAATACCATCATCTGTGGTTTGATCTGTGTTATCGATCTGTACCCACTGGTCAGTGCCACTCACAGCTTCCCAACGGTAGATGTCTGGATATGCTTCTAGGTCAGCAGTTGAGACCCAAAGATCTCCGTAGACCAAGGGTGTGCCATCAGTTTGCACTGTAGGTGCACTAGCACTAACAATTGGTCCTGTTGGGTTGGTTTGACTTAAGTCAAATCCTCTGATATCGTTTGTAACGTTCTGATAGCCTTTCCAGTTTGTGCCATCATGGACGAGAATATCCACTTGATCTGTTGCACTGTAATACCAGTATGTGCCTTCTGCTGGATCTGTGCTCGGAGCACTTGAACTTGCGGTGTAGCTGTCGTCGCCACCAAGTGCAATCCAGTTACTCAAGATCAAATCGCTGTCGTTGCCTGCTCTTACACCATCAACCGAACTGTCAATCCCTGCATCTGAAACAGGAGTACCTGACGTGTCTTTGAGTACAATCACGCCGCCCTGTGTGTGCGTGATGTTTACTGCACCTGAGGTAGTAACACTAGCAGTTGTGTTTGCAACGTTGGCTGCCAAAAATGCTTCTACAAAATCAGCGGCAGTTGTGCCACCTAGTGTTGCTGTCACTGCACTGGTTAGTGTGGTGCTATTAGCAGCACTGGCTTGAATTGTGAATGTATCAGTGCCCGTAAATGTTGGTGCAGTATCATCACCAGTGATGCTGGTACTGCCAGTTGACAATCTTTCAAAAATCTTTAGTGTAAATGTGTCATTTTCATTGACATCATATTGGGCATAAGTTGATTCTGCTGCAAGATTTTGTCCGCCGCCAGCTGGATCAAGTTCCTTGTTTGCAGTTTGATCATTTTCATAAATTGGACATGCCTGTTCTACAAACAGTCCTGTAACACTGTCATACTGCTTAACACTGAGATCAGCGCCAAGGTTTACATTTGTGGTCTTGCCCCAAACACTGCCTGTTGGATGTGGCTGTTCATCAGTGGTTCTCCACTGTGGATTTGTGTAGTGTGGGCTTTGTTGTACAAGAGGTGCATAATAGATTCTTGGTGTGATACCAACGTCAGCGAGAATTGTGCCTGTGCCGCTTGAAATATCAAGAATACCATTGCCGTCATTAGTACTACCGTCATTGGTTGCATCACTGTCGATGTAAATCTGCAGCTTGCCATCAACTACTTTTGCTACAACACCTGCGATACTTGCATCGTTGATGTCAATAGCAAGACTGCTTGCAGTTGTTCCTGAAGCAGTGATCAGTGTATCATTTAAAAAGATAGTGTGACCAGCTGTAATTGTAGGACTGGTTTCAGTACCAATTGCACTGGGCCATGAATTCTTCCAATCGTCACTGCCTACTAGTATCCAACTGTTAGCGGCAACCACTTCTGTATTGCCTGCTGTAGCTGTGACTGTTAAGCCTGGTGACTTGTAGTATACAGGGTTGTTTGCATTGGTAGCAACCACTGCATAATCACCAATACTGCCAATGCTGGCCTTAGGCACACCTGTGTCAAGGTCGTCTGTGCTAACAATTACTGTGGGCACTTTATTTGTGAATGTGTTAGTTGTAGCACTCCACTCAAAAATTCCCCACTGAGTGTCGCCTGTGTCTAACCACCAAGAACCGTCATCCGGCGCACCGGTTGGTCTTGTCAAACTAGCAGTAAGCTCACTGAGATCAATATTCACACGCTGAACATATGCTCTGTTACTGACACCTAGCACACTGTAGGCTGCTAACAGCCCATACTCGTTTAGTTCGTATCCGTTGATTGCTGTACCTGCTGTGGTACTGTAAAAAAATGGATTACCGAAAGTGGCTGCAAGCTCTCGTTGACTTGAAATCAAGTACACTTCATTAGCATTTGCTGCTGTTGTACCGGCGGCTACGCCAGTGCCAGTTCCGCTTACCTTGTTTTCCGCTGTTGCGACCAAGATATACGGTACCGAATTTGTTGCTGCTGGTAGATAGTTGCTCTCGTCGATGACTGAGACTTCTACTCCTGGTGAAACTAGTGCCATATCTTTTTGTTCCTTTATAAAAACTGTTATGAATATTTATCGCTGATCTCCAAAACAAGGTGGTTAGCTTGCCCTTAAGAAAGGTTTGCGTTAAATACACTTATGTCAAGACCAGTATGTGAAGCTTGTAATAATAAATTTGCAGCCGTAAACCGCAAGGTTAAGGGCAAAACCTATTACCGTAAAAAGTGTGATAGTTGTATCAGGCGGAATCGCAAGGCTAAACCTGCTGTACCGCGCTGGGCAGAAGCAGGATATGAAAAGAAGTTAAATTGTGATAGGTGTGGATTCAGAGCCAAGAGTGCAAAACAAACTGTGGTCTACCACTTGGATAACAATCTAAACAATGTGTCTCTCAACAATCTAAGAACAGTGTGCTTGAATTGCAGTGTAGAAGTCATGCAACTGGAACTGCCATTCAAGCGAGGAGATCTACTGGAAGATTAAGTATTTCGTCGGTCGTGTTCATAAAGTGCAAGAAGAGCATAGTGTAACACTTTCATAAGATCTTTTCTGTGATCATCTACTGTGCCTTTCTTGCCATAGCGAGCATTGTATTTGTCAACGTTGCCTAGAAAGAAATCCAATCCACGACCTCGATCAACAATCACCTCACTGCTTTGTAGACTGCTTTGCCCATAATGTGCATCATATGTGCTGTCAATGTAGTCTTTTAGTTCTTGAATAAGCTCGTCTTCGCGAAACTTGTAATCGATCTGTTTCATTTTAGTTTAGTCACTCCTAGATGTTTTAGTGTTTGTTGTAATTTGAGAATCTGTTGTTGACAGTCATCCAGTGCGTGATGACTTACTGTACCTCTTGGTAGATCTGGCCAAAGATTGTATACCGTTCTAGCATCCAATACTCGGTAATATTTAAAAGGCAATCCCATTTCATAGCTTTTGAACGCATGCTCAAGAATAGCAATATCAAAGGTGATACCGTTTGCCCAAATGTGATCTGCATGAAACATCAAAGAAAATAGCTCACTGAGAGCTTGCTGTAGAGGAATTCTGTTATCTTCGCCGAATGCTTCTTCTTGTGCTTGTGGTGTTTGTTGTGACCACCATTCCACAGTGCTGTCATTGATCACTCGATCGGCTTGATCGTCCAAGGTCACTCGAGCATAATAATGCTTGTCGTACCAGCCGTCGCTGAACGGATCGAATGTTTGCGCCGCAATAGTTAGAATTGCACCGTCAGGCGCAACACCAAGAGTTTCTAAATCTATCATTAAATCTGCCATTTACAAATACTAGCAAATTTACTAGGATTGGTCAACCTTTATTTTAAGGACCAAACGGCACTTCTGGTTTTACAGTATTCCACCACTGCTTGTATCCTTTTTCACTGGGATGAAATTCATCTGTGTCAAGTAGATGATTGTCTCTGCAAAACTCATATGGGGTGGTGCTAATACATTTGTTCCAAGGAATGTGATCTATCATGTGGTGATCTCTACTAACTGCGCCGCTTAGACTGGTAGTTTCGCTGCTGTAGTCCTCAAAAAAATCATAGATAAACCCAAATCTATACTCGATGTTTTTTGCTTCCAGTAGATTCAGTGCTCCACTAATTGCTGTAAAACTTATTCCAGCAAGATAATTCCAATCCAGTGGCTTGTACTGTGCTTCTAGATAGCTGTGCACGTATTTTGCATAACGGCTTTTTGAATTGGTAATGCTGTGCCAAGTGCCGCCGTATCCTCCACTGTGAAACCACACACTGCGTTTACTGAATGTCCTATGCCAGTAGTTTTCAACTTCGTGATCCATTTCAATAGGCAATTGTACATCTAGCCTACTCATGCCGCTCCATAACACAAACACAGCATGTGTATCGCAGTTTATGTTGTCAACAATGGTTTGTGCAATGTATTGATTGCCGGCTCCGCCCATGGCTACAATTTTTGCTCTGTTTTCATTATAGATTGCATCGCCAAATGCAATAGGAGGAAAATCTGGATTATCTATATAACTACAGCCTGCAAGTAAAAGCATTAACTTATGCTCGGCTTCATGAAAGACATGTGTAGATGTTTGTTTGTGTTTTTGCGATGATTTATTGGATGCACAAATCCAGCGTTAACAAAAAGTTCTGTGAGTGTGTACTGGTTGTATCCGCTTTTGTGTACGTCCCATACTTGATATTCGCCTTCACGCTGATGACCCCAGAACCCTGCGTAAGCATGTTTTAGTTTATTTTTATCTTTGTCAGTGTTCACTCCATTGGCAAAAGCGTGAATCCACTGGTTGATATGAAATTCCATGTTAGGTACAAGCAGTTCACATACTCCACTGGGTTTGAGAATTTTATACCACACATTGACTAATTTTTCAGCCTGTACAAAAGTTAAATGTTCAAGAAAATGTCTGCTGAATATTTCGTCAACCGAGTCAAAGGCAACATGATCTGATATTTCCCATGCTGGACATATGTAATCTATTCCTGGAAGATCACGTATGTCGCAGGTTAAAAAATCTTTTTTAGTAGGAGTTGCACCGCATCCAAATTCTATTTTCATTTGGGTTTACTGGGTTTTTTTGCTTTCTTTGTGCTCTTGCTCGTCATGCGAACCACTTGGCTTTTCGGAGCAGACTTGGTTTTCGTAAGTGAGTTTAATCTAGCGAGTATTTTGCTAGCAGGATTAACACGTTTGGTTTTCTTAGATTTACGAGCTGCTCGCACTTTTGTGGTAGCTCTAGTGCGTTTCATTTGTGCGGCTCGAGCTAGGTCTTTTGGAGCTGCACATGCACCAGGATCGGGCACAATGCGACCTGCTTTGGGTCCACTGGCACAACGATATTTGAGCTTGAGCTTGTTGCCTGAACGACTCCAAATCATTTTATGCTCAGATAATTTTATTTCAAACAATTGATCTAAATTATCTACAGTGAAATACCCATAACGGCCGCGGCGTTTTTCAAACTCCCAAGTTGGTTCGTTATCCATTTTATATCCATCCCAGGCGCCGTCGTCTAAAATAGCGATTGCTTCTGATGGATCTGTTTGATTAATCCAAAGCTCTACATCATTGGTTTTTTTAACCAACTTGTATCCAGTTGTATCAACTTTACCAGCTTCGTTTAAAAACTCGTTTGCTCGCATCAGCCGATCACCCACGTGAGGGGCTGTGAACCATCAATGTAGTTCTTGAGCTCTTCGATCTTGCTGTCCATAATGGTCTGGCCTTCGGCTTTCATAGCCGCACCGTTAAGAGCAGTGCCACCCTGTGGCCCAGCAATAGTAGCAAACTTCTCACGAGCTTCACCGATCATCAATTTACAGTTACCAATCATGTAGTCTTTGATCCACTGTGATGTCATTCTGTCTTTGAGTATTTGAATTTCTGGACGTAAGTTGTAAGTCCACAGCAAAAAGGTTTCGTCTTCGCCTTTGAGGTCTCTTATGATTTGCAATTGTTTTGTTGTAGGATTGAATGTGTAATTAACATAGGCTCCGAACATTCTGCCTGCCATTTCCACATACTGACTGTAGAAATCATAGGTAGCAAGTCCGCCTGACTGGTTGCGATTCAACAGGTAAAGGTTCATAGCAGCGCCTGAAAACGGGTCAAATTCTGCTCCTGACCCACCATTGGTGTTATTACCAAAACTTCTACGGAATATCTGTCTTACACTTTCTATTTCGTCTGGCAGGGTGTACACATTTACATCATTTTTGATTTCTAAAAACGCATAGCTTTCTTCGTATGCGTTAGTGGCACGTTGACGATACACACCAATTGCTTTGATATAAGCTGCTTCATAGTGTTCAGGATCCAGTTCTAGATCAATCATGCCATCGCCTAACTGTAGTTTTACATAGTCAATGGTTTGTTGTTTTAGTACGTCAAGTGTTGTTTGTTCAGCCATTAAAGAGCATCCTTAGTGCCCTTGTATTTACCAGTCTAGTGTGCCTTTAAGATCACAATGTGTTCGTTGCCGCGGCCGTTAAATTTAATCTCTGTTGCTTTAATCTCAGCAAAGTTTTTACGAGCCGCGGGCTTGCCTACCCCTGTAATCAGTTTCAGTTGCTCCACTGGCTTGCGCAAGGTCTTTTGCACTGTTTTTACAGTATCAAACCCAACAATACTACTGCCTTTAACAGTGAAAGTTTTGCTGTACTCGTCTGCTACCACATGAATTAACTTGCGGTTTTTGGTATTGTACAACCACGCTTCACTAGCTTCTACTAGTTTAGTAGGTGCCTCGCTTTTGAGTTTAAGTTCAGCAAACTCTTTGCAATATTTGAATGTACGAGTCAACTGCGCAGGGGTCTTTTGTTTAACAGCACGTGGCTTACGAGTTGCTTTTTTCACTTGCACATAGTTGTTGCAGTCTGCTACCGCTTGTTCAAGGAACTTGACAAAGTTGCGCACCTGAATTTTGCCCAAATGTCCGTATGCTTCGTTAAGCTGTCCGTCTGTGCCTGCTTGTACTTCTTGCATTTCTGCTAGTGCAGTTTCAAATGGCTCGCGGATAACATCAATCATCTGTGCAGGTGCTTCATGGATTTTTAGTTGATCAATCACAGAATATTTTTCTGGAGTCTTAAACTCATTAACACTGAGTTCATCTATCATGCCTTCTAGCTCGCCGCTGATAGCCAGTGCTTTGTCACGCATGTGATCTTGCACAGTTTTCTTTGGCTTTGCATCCTCTTGTTTTTCTGTCTGTTCTTTTGCTGGCTTGTAGCGTTCAATCACTTGTTTGATTACACTGTGCATGCTTTCTGACACTGGCTTGAGCTGACCCACAGTGCCTTCTAAACTGTCCCAGTACTCTGCATGCTCTGGATGCAAATCGGGCATGCCTTTGCGCAAACAAACAGCATATGTGATCACACTGCTTAGTCCATCAGTGCCATTGGCTTTAACTGCTTGAATGTCATTGGCGGTATATCCTACATCTTTCATCCAGGCATACAAATCTTTAACCAAGTCACTGACCTTGTACTCTTGATAGTAGTAGAGGATTGCTTGATTGCGGATTGTGTGAAACTGTGCTCCACTCATTTCTAGTGCACCATCAAAACTGGGATCCAGTTGTGCAACTTTTTTACGAGGTGTTTTCTTTGCAACCATCATGTGCTCCTTTATATCAACTTGTATATAGTAATGCAGTTTTGCATTTCGGTCAACCTAAACTTTTTTCATCCAGAATATACAAAACGGTTGACCTACGTGCTAGTTGTGCTATTATATATGTGTAGGTTAACAAAACGGAGCTAGATGTTATGATCACACTTCTTCAACACATTGAGTCACTTAACGCCAAAGCTGATCTGCTCATGGAGCAGGAGCCAGGCCTGTGGATGAGCAAGTACACGGACGACATGAGCCATTGGGCGGACCAGGGTGTGCACACTGTGGAAGACTTCGAGCGTAGTCAGCTGATCAACAGCATCTCGGATGCGAGCAAGGACCTCTACGGTTGCCGCTTGCGGTTGGCGTGGGATGAGATGACTATCGAGGACATGGAGGCCACCTACGACAACATCTGTGCTCAGTTGAACGCACAGTATGAAGAGGAGCGGGCCGCGGCTGAGTGGGAAGCAGAGTTGAAGCGTGGATTGCCAGATGACTGTGAGCCACTGCCCTACGAACAGTATGCAGACTTGGAGGAGGTGTAAGATGAGAGGTTATTATTTTGTTTACTACAACGGGCAACTGATTGGCAAGGTCAATGCGTATTCAGAATCTGATGCGGTGGATCGAGTGTATATGCAGACAGGATCTGCTTCGGCATACACAGGTCGCGCTCGTTCAAACTATTCAGCAGTGAGAATGTAAAAGTATGAAAGAAGCATTTTTAGATGGGGTAATGTTTTACACTTGGATTCAGTTCTTGATTGTAACTGGCTTTATGATGTTTTTTGCTGTGCCATTAGAAGCAACCATGCTTGCTGTAGCATGTGCAGGGCTGGGTTTTTTATTACTAATTCGCAGAGTACGCCAAAGCATTTATTCATAACTGTTTAGGGCGGTAAATACAGTTGAGGAAATAGTATGCCACGACTGAGTTTATACCGCCCTAATCGTCAAAACGATTACAAATTTATTGACCGCACTGTTGCAGAAATGTATCAAGTCGGCGGCGTTGACATGTATGTGCACAAGTATCTTGGCCCAACTCCCAGCGGCGATGATAGTTCGAGTATCAGTGGCGGTACACAGGATGCTACACAGCCCAGTTACAGCGAAGAAAATCCACTGTTTATCGAAGATCTATTCTTGCTGGAAAACAGAGATAGAAGCTATAGCCCTGATGTATACACCATGCGTGGTGTCTACAATGCACAAGACATAGATTTTGATCTCAGCCAGTTTGGGCTATTCTTAAACAACGACACACTGTTTATCACCTTTCACTACAACTTCATGATTGATACAATTGGCAGAAAGCTAATGAACGGTGATGTGTTGGAATTGCCTAACCTCAAAGACTATCATCCACTGGATGAGGATCTTGCAAAAGCCATACCCAAGTATTATGTTATTCAGGATGCAGCATTTGCCAGTGAAGGTTTTAGCCAAACATGGTTGCCGCACCTGTGGCGAGTAAAGGCCACACCACTTGTGGGTGCACAGGAATACAAGGACATACTGGACAAACCGTTTGCTGTTGACAACATTTGGGATCCAGGCAACTACTATCCAAGTGGCAGTATCGTACTAGATGGCAACACCTACTACCAGGCAGTTACAGATGCACCTGGTGGCACAGAAATTACAAATACCACCTATTGGCAAGTATACACACCAGACACAGAACTGGATACTATTACCACTAAGAGTAAGGATTTGGAAATCAATGATGCAATCCTCACTCAAGCAGAGTTCGAAGTTCCACTTAGTGGTTATGATAACAGCAAATTTTATATTGTTAGCACGAACGAAGATGGCACACCCGGAAATCCTGCAGGATACAATACCAGTCAAACAGACATCACAGTTGATACCACAAACTTAGACAGTGATCAACAGCCTGTTACCCCACAAAGAGAAGGCTATGTGCTTGGTTACTTAACGGGCACAGAAACAGCACCGAATGGATTACCAGTTACGCCAGGTGTTAGTTTTCCCGTAAATCCTGCGGTAGGCGATTATGCATTGCGATTGGACTACTTTCCAAACAGACTATTCCGCTATGATGGCGTAAGATGGTTAAAGGTAGAAGACAACATTCGCACAGATCTTACACCAGGTGCGGACAATAAAACATTACGAAGTAGCTTTGTTAACAACGACGCAACAGTGGATACCAAAGACAGAGGCGAGATTCCAAGTAGACAAAGTCTCAGCAACTTACTACGTCCAGAGGCAGACAACTAATGGCAAACCAGTCTTTCTTTTATGATGAACAAATACGCAGATTCTTATTACAGTTCACAAGAATTTTTTCAAACTTTCAAGTGGAATATGGCAGAGAAGAAGATGGTACTGCTGCACTTTATCGTGTGCCAGTGCGTTACGGCGACGCCAGCAGACAGGCACAAACTGTGTTACAGCAAAACAGTGCCAACAACATGCCTGCTACTCCGTTGATGACTTTTTACATTACTGGGTTAAACTATGCTCGTGACCGGGTGCAGGAACCTTACTTTGTGGAAAAACGCAATGTAAGACAGAGAACCTGGGACGAAGAAACAGAAACCTACGATACTACACAGAGCAATGCATTCACCATAGAACGACTAATGCCTGTGCCCTATAGTCTTGAAGTTCAGTTGGATATCTGGACATCAAATACCAACCAAAAACTACAGTTGCTAGAACAGATACTTACACTTTTCAATCCCAGTCTGGAAATACAAAGCACAGACAACTACCTAGATTGGAGCAGTCTCAGTGTAGTAGAACTGATTGGCAACACCTGGAGTTCAAGGAACATTCCAGTGGGCACAGATGATCCTATAGATATTAGTAGCCTGAGATTTACCATGCCAATTTGGATCAACCCGCCGGCAAAAGTTAAAAAACTGGGTGTGGTACAAAAAATTATTGCCAGCATCTATGATGCACAAGGCGATTACAACGAAGCAATACTTGATAATGACTTGTTGTTGGGCACTCGTCAAAAAATGACACCATTCAATTATCAAACATTGTTAATAGGCAATCAGCTACAAGTGCTGGAACACAATGCAGTAGGCGAATCAATCAACAGCATTGACCCGCCGGCTAGTCAGCCTAGTAACCTACTTTGGCATACAGTTGTTGATCTATATGGCGAACTTCGTAACGGTATCAGTCAAGTTAGACTTGTAAATCCTTACGATGATTCGGAAATTATCGGCACAGTTGCCTATCACCCCAGTGATGACAGATTCTTATTGTTCACGGTAGATGAAGACACTATACCTACAAACACATTAGATCCAGTTGATGCCATTGTTGATCCATTGCGCAAAGGACCAGATTCTGGCTTGGATGCGGCTGCAACTGGTCAGCGTTATCTGTTTGTGGAAAGCACTGGCAGTGAGGACGATGGCAATGCACTAGCTTGGCGTGGCACAGATGGTTCACCATTGGTTGCTAGTGCAAATGACATTGTAGAATACGATGGTATACGCTGGAATGTTGTGTTCGACAGTAGTAATCTCAGTGACGTGCAATATGTTACCAATCTAACAACCAGTATACAGTATCGCTGGGCAGAAAATAATTGGCTTAAGAGCTATGAAGGACTTTATCCGGGGGGAGAATGGAGTCTGGTCCTGTAACCGCAGTTGGTGTTTGGTTTTATAGCACTATCACAGATCGTTATTTGTATTTGATGCGCAACGACCCTAAGCATCCTAACACCTGGGGCTTGCCCGGCGGCAAATGCGAAACTGGCGAAACACTGCTAACCACACTCTATCGCGAATGCACAGAAGAACTTGGGCACATGCCTGAATACAGGAAACTGGTGCCTATTGAAAAGTTTACCAGTGCTGACGGTGGATTTTGTTATCACACATTTTTTTGTTTATTAGAAAACGAGTTTGTGCCAACTCTAAATAAAGAACATGTCGGGTACAGTTGGATTCAACGTAGAATCTGGCCGCGACCTATGCATCCCGGGTTGTGGGTCACAGTAAATTTACATGATGTAATGCAAAAAATAGAATCTGTTAGACAGATTCAGACATCACAGTTGGTGACAAATTTCTTATAGGACATGTGTTGATAGTTAGAACACTGTCTCCATAATGGATATAGATTGCTAGTATTGTTTACAAATATGAATTTTGTTTTAGGATAGGCTTTAATTACACTGCCAATGTGTGCCACTGCTTTACGACTAACAGATCCTTTGCTGTCTAATCCGTCGACGCCAATACAGTATATTTCTTTATGTCCGTCAAATGCAGCCACATACATGGCCAATGCTGCATCGCTAATTAAATTAACATTGTAGGGTATCATATAAAACTTGCCAGGATAGGCCATGCATTTTTTAGCGTTTGTGTACACTGCTACACGATTATTATAATCGCTGTAGATAATATCGGACAAGTCATTAGACACAGTGTCTACATAGAAATCGCACTGTAGTTCTCTCCAACACCCTTCACTGCCGTAGATTTGTAAACGTTTTTTGCCTAACAATCCACCTTTGTGTCCTTGTAACTTTATTATTGGAAATCGCTCTCTACTAGTACCTGCTCCTATAACAGCAGCTCGAGCACTGATATGGTTATTGCTAATAGGGTTGGGTATCCACTCACGTTCTTGCAGTTTTTGACCGTTTTTAATAATGGTTTGAATAATAACAAACTCGCCATCGTAATCTTTACGGTATCTTTCTTGAATCATGGTCTACCTTTTTTAAATGAATTTTACGTCCATCTTTTATACTTATGTAAAACCTTGTAAAAATTACTAACATTCAATTTCCAAACAGTTTGTAAATCTCCGCGATACATCATATTACAGATTCTTTCTACTTGTCCAGCCTTTTCTAAAGCAGGAAAAAAAATATTGTGCACACGTTTCTGACTTTTTGATCCCAGATTGTTTGATGTACAATATAGATTGGAATCTTTTCCAGCCCATTCTATGCATGCTGGTATTAAAAATTGTCCTGTTACATGTTGCTGGGTAACAATTTGATTTCGTGTTCGCAGAGTTGGTGTTGGAATTTCATCTGTTAATACACAAGTTCTTGCTGCTATTCTATAGCTGTTTTTACCCATTTCGTCAAAAGAATGAGCTGCTACTGAGCCTACAGGATTATTGTTGTAATATAAAATCCAAACTTGATGTTCTCTCTCATTTGCAAAACAATCAATCAATTTCTCTTTGCTACAATTGTTGTTAAATCCTTTTGCTTTTGCTAAAGAATAAAAATTAGAGAGATCCAAGGTTTCTGAATATTCAACCATTTTATATTGCATGTGTTTCGATAATATCCAAATATTTGTTAAAAGAAAAGTTGTTAATTTTTTCGCAACAGGTTTCACAATAAGTTTCATATTTAAACAACTTAAAATTCATCATTTCATCTACATTGTTTTGATTTACTTTAAATGTTCTAGAATCTTGGGTTCTTTTGCTACAATGTCGAATACTTTTGTTTTCAAAATCAATCACAGGCACTTTAGGAAACTTTGCACACAGTCTTCTATCAATCTCTGGTGATTGATAAATTACACTATATTCCGGAGACCTTGAATTGTATTCTTTGAACATTGTGTTTTCATGATTAAGTTTTGCTATTTCTTCTGGAAAATTACGTCTATACTTGTTGTAATTGGGAGTCTTGATTACAACATTATAATTGTTGTTTTTGTTCTTGGCAAAAAAATCAAATTTTCCTAACTTTTTTATTTTATCTTGATAAAAGTCTAGTACAATGTGTTCGAAGTAAAAGATTTTAGAATCTTCTAAAATGTAAGGATATTTACGTCTTACAAGAGAATTTGACAAAACACAACACACAAAATTATCATACTTCTGTATCTCGGATGTAACCTGTTGTAAATTTTTTATTAATGCAGGTTCGCCACCTAGTAAATTGATTCTTACCTTGTATTTTTTAAAATATTCTAACACACGTACTAGAAAGTCCAAATCAACAGTTAAATTTCTTTGTTCTAACGTATATGTAGTGCAATAGTAGCAGGACTTGTTGCACGACTTAGACAAGAAAAAATCTATTGCTAGATAATTGTCATTGAGATCTTGCAATGTCATATAAGGCATTATGCAGATTATCCTTGGTATATTGATTGATATCTTCCATCGCGTAATCAGGTTGTGTTATTATTTTTTCAACTAATAACTTGTAGATATCATCCACAGGAAGCGAATTAGAATCCATTGGCAAAGTTAAAATTGTGTCCGACACTAATTTAGCATTGACACACTTGTCTTTCTGATGAACAATGTCTCGGTACATTGTGTTTTCTGAAATAGGCATTGGGTAATGAATTTTACAATTTAGAATCTTTTGAACTTTGTCTCTAACCTCTTTTGTATTAAATCGTACGGTATATTTGTGATGATTATTACAAATACCTTTGGGTGTTTTTTGCAATTTAACTGGCAACGATGCAAAAAAATTATCGTAGTTTTTAGCAAGATTATTTCTTTTTTGATTGGTTTTTTCTAAGAAGCCAAGCTGTTTACAAATTGCATCTTTGTCAATTTCTGACATCTTTGCGTTGATGCCAAGAAATTCAAAATCTATTCCATTATAACCATGATGAGATATTTTATGTAGATATTGTGCATATTTTTCATTGTCGGTTAATACCGCTCCGCCGCCGGTTATGCCTGATACAACTTTGTTTAAATTAAAACTAAAAGTTGAAATATCTCCAATGGATCCTGCAGGAACTCCATTGAGACTAGATCCTACTGCCTGACAGGCATCTTCGATTAAAATTATTTTTCTTTCTTTGCAAAAATCAACCAGTTGATCGGTTTCCATCATTGATCCGAATAAATGAGGAAATATCAAAGCCTTGGTATCTGGAGAAACCATTCTGCGAATACTTTGTAAGCACATGTGATAGGTATTCAAATCGATATCGCAAAATACCGGAGTAGCACCTACCATAGTGATACAAGATGCAGTAGATATCCATGAAAAATTGGATACTAAAACTTTGTCACCTTTTTGTATTCCACTAGCAACCAGCGACAAATACAATGCGTCTGTACCAGAGCGAACAGGAACCACATATTTTCTTTTTGTCAACTCTGAAATTTTTTCTTCAATCATCAAAATTATTTGGGTTAAGATAATATTCTATATCAATTTCATTGAAAGGTCCAATGTGATTGAGGTTAGGTAACAACTGAGCATGAACTTGTTGTATTTTTTGTTTATCTTCGATATTCATAAATTCCAAGAATTGTTTATAGGAGATGCCCAAAAATGGATCATACACATTAGCAGGACGGTTAGCAACATCAAAAAACTTGTTTTGAGTAATTTTATTATTTGGATATGGGCTCATAAGAACAATAGTGTAGTTCTGGTTTACTACTTCTTGTAAGCCCGAAAATTTTGTGGATTGCACCATAATTTTCTGCAGTCCACTGTAAAGATTGTAGCGATGATGATCTCGTATTAAATTATCTCCATTTAGATAATTATAGTCTTCTAATTCTAACATAGCAACTTTGTTCTTTGCTTTAAAATATTTACAGGCTTCGTTGAATATCTGATAGCAATCTGCCAGGCGAAATTCGTCAAATATTGCAATTTCATTTGTATGTAATACGTTAACCTCAGTATTAGAATAATATTCTTTTGCAATTAGTTCAAAAAAAGGTGCATACAGATAGACAAAATTGTCAAAGTTTGCATATTGGTTATTGAAACAATTTAATATATACAGTGTTCTTACCCAGTCTGATGCCGAAAAACCGTTGCTTTGTAGTATACATTTGTTGTTTTCATTCACCTGAGGTAAAATTATCATTCCTTTCTCCACATCTGGTTAAGTAAAGTATGAATATTGTTTGCGTAAAATGGGGACCAAAATATTCTGTTGACTATGTGCATAAGTTATACAGTATGGTCTCACGAAACATGCCGATCCCTTTTGAGTTTTATTGTTACACGGATTGCGCCGTCGATCTCAAAAATATTCAAACAATAAAAATACCAATAGATTCTAATTTACAAGGTGTGTGGCCTAAATTAGATTTATTAAACTTATTTACGCAAGGCGACACTATTTATTTTGATTTAGATGTGGTAATATTAAACCCATTGGAAAAGTTATGTTCAATTAAAACTAGAACACTTTCGGTTCTATACTCTCAATGGAAATCTGATTATTTGTATCCGTATACAGAAAAACATGCAACTCCGACATTATACAATTCATCAATTATGAAATGGACAGGTCAACAAGGTATAAGCACGTATCAATATTTCAAAAAAAATCAAGACAGAATCTTATTAAAATATCATCAAGGAATTGATAGATTTTTTTTCAACGACCCTGTAGATATTGACATTTTACCGTCGTCGATTGCGTATTCGTACCAGTTAGGTGCAAGATACGGCAAAGACGAAGAACCAGAAAAATTAAGAACAGACTACGAAGTTTGCATATTAAATCAAGATTTAAAAAATGAACAGGCGGACTCTTGGGTGAAGGACTATTGGAAATGACACAAGAATTTGACAAAGTAAAAAAATGGTGCGATGATGATGAGTTATTCTATCTTCGTGCAGATATCCAAATACCAGAAACTGTCGTTGCCGAAGCATTAGAAATATACGACAGAGGACTATTTGTAGATCATCGTGCGATGCATGGTCGGGGGTGGAAGTCAGCTACTCTACACGGAGAAGGAATGCATGTTACCACCTTTAATCCGGACTCTTTTAATTATCAGTGGACTGAGTTAACTGAGTATGCACCCACAATGACAGAGTGGTTAAAAGATACTTTTCCCAACAATGGTATGTATGGTAGGTGTCGTTTCATGTTGTTAGAACCTGGCGGATTTATTCGCAGTCATACCGATACTCACCAGTGGAAAAAAGGAAGACCTTTGAAAAACAATGTAATGTCTGCAATTAATATTGCGATTACACAACCAGAAAACTGTTACCTACGCAGAACAGAAGACATGTTAGAGGTTCCATTTAAACCCAGAGAAGTATATTGGTTTAATAACGGCCCGTTTCACGAAGCAGCAAACTTTTCGCGAGAACCACGTATTCACTTTATCATTCATGGTGGTACCAATAAACAACGCAAACAACTTTTTATAGATTCATTCTACCAGGAACACCCCAATGCAGTCATTTGAAGAATTTAGTCAATACATTTTAGAAAACTCAGGTCACAACACAAGAGATTCTGAACAGGTGCATATTATTGTAGACTATCCTAAAATTAAATGGGATGATTATGCAGAATATATGGCAACCCTAACTTGGTATTCTGGCATTGGAAGAGGAAAAGCAAAAAGTTGCGGACCTTTGATATTTGCAAAAAACCTCGACGAGGCAGTACAACATGTTGACAAATACAAGTATGCAATGGTAAGTTACATCGGAACTTTTTACTATCATTGGGAAATAAGTCGCCCAGAAACCATCCACACATACTTTGACGAATTTTGCGAATCTGGCAAACCGTGTAAGGGTCACATATTATGGCATGAAAAAAATGCGTATGCAAGGTTGCATCAACAGTGCATGTTTTTAAACCTTGACCATTGGAGGAAAATTGGCAAACCCTTATTTGGAAAATACAGTGGTCCTGTAATTTGGCCTGACCGATCTAAGAGTAACGTGCACGACGATTATACACCTCATTGGTTGTGTCCTCCAAAAGATCCTCAATTCAAACAGGTGCGATCAGCAGACATGGCAGAATATATCTCAAAAGTAATTGAGGATGGACAAACCATTTATAACTTTGATAAAGAACGAAACGTTAAGTTTTTTTGTTATCCAGAACGTAGACATTGCGATGCGTTAGACATGGAACGCAAAAAGAACGATAATATTGTATATACTAAAAACAATGAAAAGTATAGCAAAATGATTCGTCCAACACACATGAAGTTTGATGTAATTTATGCGCCTGCGTCTGGGTTCACTGCAGAGCTATTGTATCATCATTATGGGCATGAGGATACTGAAGTTGTTCTCTTTGATGTGAATAAAGACTCTTTGAACTGGAAACGCATGGTCTATGAATTCAAGAACCTTGATGCGGTTGAAAGATATTATCAACGTAAAGAAGGCGTTATTGTAGATAACGCAGACTATAAACCCGTAGTAGTAGAAGACAATGAAAAAATCTTTTCTACTGATATGATCGAAGAGACCATTGATAAAATTAGTAACCCAAAGTTTATCTTGTATGATGCAATTACCGACCCTATTTCAAAACTAGAAATAGATACAGACAAAGTAAATCTATTATACTTTTCCAATATTTTCTGTTATAATTATATGATTCATCGGCATACAATTGAAAAAATTCATGAAAGATGGAACGAGTATCTAGATATTGATAATTGTATTGTTTCAGGCAAAAATGCATTCAGGCAAGAGGTTGTGCACGGGTCCTACTAATGAAAATCGTATGTGTTAGAATTGGTGACCGATATGGTCCAGAGTATGAAGAGTATCTTGAGAGAAAGTTGCCCGAGTATGAGGTTGTTTGGGTAAGAGAACCTATACAAGACAATGTTCAGTTACAATGGAACAAGATGTTCGGTATGACTCTGGACCTGGATGAACCCATCTGTGTAATGGATATTGATATTTTATTACTCAACGATTACAAAAAGATTTTTGAACATCCCATACAGAAAGGCGAGTTCTTAACTATTAAAAGTTGGTGGAAGGATACTGAGTATTCTCACTTTACGATTAACGGGGGTTTCTACAAGTACTACCCTACCGACTGTAAGTACATCTATGACAAGTTCATGGAGAACCCTGCATACTATCAAAGAAAATACATAGATGAAGGATATACAACAGGTCCCGTAAATGGCGAACAACACTTCATAGAAGATTCAGTTAATGAAAAGTTAAAATTGTGTTATTTGCCTGAATCTTGGGTATGCCGGTTTAAAGATGATAACTTAAAAAAATTAAATTGCAAATATAAGGATGTGACTGGAAATCCGTATATGTTTTTAGGAAAAGAGTTTCACAGTGATATTAAATTTGCGCATTTTACCCACAGCGAAAATCTTCCTCATCGATGGAAATATTACGAACTATTCGTATAAGAACTTTCCTGCAATGTACAAACTTTCAAGAGGCGTCTTTGCTTCTCTAAGTTTTTTCTTCAGATCTGCATCTTCAGAGTTCATTACCTCATCCATTTCGAAAACTCTCAATTTAAGATTAAATAAAAACTCTTCACCGAACTCACCTTCTGGAAGTTCAAAAATATGGTCAACCCTTAAACGATTTTCTGCATCCGCATTTTCTGGGTCGTATATTAGTCCACTTTGTTGCGCAACATCTTTTACTACATTTAAAAATTTTTGATTTTCAAACTCTTTGCGTTCGTCAGTCATTTTCTTTATTTGCACAAGATTAAATTGTTCCAATAATTTTTTGTAGTTTTCGTTTTCCAAATCAACTTTTATTATCAAATTAAAAAACTTATCATCATCAAAATCGTGAAACACAGCTTCGATTTGTCTGTTGTCACTGTCTACAAAATAAGCTTCTGTAAACTCGCCGTTGCCTAAAATCATTCTTTTCTGACCCTTAATTCATATGTGTTTTCTGTTACAAAACTTCCATTGGGAAATTCTTGAGTCCGATAATCATTGGTGTTAACAAAACGTTGTTGATAATTACCAGTACCATTCAATCTTGTATCATTTATAATCCCTGTTTCAACACCTGTTCCGTTCCAGCTAAAACGTAAACTAAAGCCAGTAACCGAAGTTGCCAGATGTCTTACCGCCGGCTCCAATATATTATCAATTTCTAGTTCTGTCATTTCTTGCACGCCGGATCCGTCATATTTTGCAACATTTACATCATATGATGACGAAACTGCGTTTCTTTGATGTAGATAATAATCGAACCTAGTAAAAGGCTGATCTTGGGCTTCAGGAATTCCGCCTGCAGTATAAGCTGCAACATTTGCACCAGTATCAGAAAATATAATTCCCAGACTGGTATATCCGGACACGGATGCCGAGGTGCTTATAGTGTATAATTCTCCCGATGCGTCCAATCCTAAAATTGCTTCTTCTGCAAATGTATCATAAACATCTTGCAAAGTCATTGCCTGCAAGGCTCCTGCACCGTCATAGTACAAGGGAAAACTGTAACCAGAACCATCATTAGGTGCAGTTGTGCTTTCGACAGTTTCATCTACTCTACCGTATTGAACTGTTGCTACTTGCACATTAGGAGTTTCCGGGGCTGTAGCAAATCGATCAACTCTTGAAGTACTTGCTCCGGCTATTAATCTTGTGTCTGCAATGTTGCCCAAACTTCCGCCAGACGCAACAACACTCAAAAACACAGAAGGATTGTTGAGAAAAAGAAATTTGCATCGTGTTCTATATGACTCAATGTGTGTATCGGTCATTTCTTCTAAGACACCAGCGTTGTAGTAAAGTGGTCTTACAAATGCCATACTTTACTTATCTTATTAAGATCCTGCGCCAAAAATTGTCAATACTATATTACCTGAGGAGTTTCTAATATCTAATCTTTGGGAATCAACCAGTTCAGTAGAACTGATAGCAATACCAGTAAGTTGACTGGCGTTTCCAAAGAAAAAATTGGCTTCAACATTGCCACCTGTGGTTAAGTTTCCACCACTTACATTTCCTGTAGCTGTGATAGTTGTGCTAGCTGTTACTGTAGCTGTGGTTACATCACCTGCTGTGGTCAAGTTGCCACCACTTACATTACCTGTGACTGTGACATCAGTTGCTGAAATTGGCCCAACACTTAATTCGTCGGCAGTTATAGAGTTGGCTGTTGATATATTGTTAGCGATTAGTAAATTTCCAGAAAAACTTTCTAAAAAAGTACTATTTACAGTCCAAGCAGGAATTGCTGAATTGTAAATATAGGTTATGCCATTTACACTGGCTTTTTGTCCGTCAACTGGGCTCGTCGGAAATGCCATTAAAATCTCCCTACCACTACTTCAATTTTTTTAATTTCATTGTTATCAATCCTGTCTAAACTTTTACCAACTACACACCCTGGCTTCCAACTATTTATTCGCTGCGCTGTGCCTGTTTGTTCGCCAGTAACCAATACATCACCTTTATCAACTGGTCCTTGTACCCAACAAGGAACTCTTCCTGTAAACGCTACAGGCAAATCCAGTTTGTTATTGATTGTAGAATTCATTACAAAAGCTGGGTTAGTGGATACAACTCCGGCAACTCTTGTATCGTGAGATTTTATGCTTTGTGTGATTTCTTGATCTCCACCAAATACAACAACTGTTCCTGGTTCATAGTTACAATCAGATGTGTACATTTCTGCTAAGTCAGCATATTGTGCGCTGGTTGCTTTTGCAAACACAGTGTTAAATGTATTTAAAGATGATCCAATATTGCCTATTCCGTTGGAACCTGTTTTACCAAACGAACTGGCACTGATGCTACCGGTAGTAGATATTGTATTACTACCAAATGAACTAAGAAATGATGCTACATCATCGTCTGTGTAACCCGCGGGCAAACCAGTTAATTGACTACCATCTCCTACAAAAAATCCAGCGAATACACTATCAAATCTACCGCCGGATGTTCCAATGTTTCCTACTCCATTTGCGCTGGCGTTTATAATCTGACCTGTACTAAGCGAACTAAATGTTGTAGGAGGAGTTTGATCTACCCAAACATTGCTGGTTCCGTCATTGATATATTGGTACTTAATTTGACTGAAACTATCATACCAAAAATCTCCGGGGCCCGGGCTAACTGGAGGAACATTTGCAACGGTAGTCCATGTTATGTCACCGCCTCCTCCACCGCCAACAGTAATCCAAACTAAGTCACCAGTTCCGTTAGTGCTTAATACTTGACCGTTACTTCCGTCGGCATTTGGAAGTGTCCAGTTAACATTTGCACTTACTGTATTGGCACTTTTAAATGAAACGTAATGACTGCTATCAGAATCAAAAAATTGCAGTTGATTTTGCCCTTGTATCCTTACATTGCCAGATAAGGTTGACAGGCCACTAACACTGAGATCACCAGCTGTGGTAATATTTCCACCACTTACATTACCAGTTGCATCAACAACACCACCTGTTGTGATATTACCACCACTTATATTACCTGTGGCTGTGATTGTTGTTTCACTTGAAATAGCACCACTTGCAGTTACCGTAGCAGTGGTTACATCGCCAGCTGTGGTAATATTTCCACCACTTACATTACCAGTTGCATCAACAACACCACCTGTTGTGATATTGCTACCACTTACGTTGCCAGTTACTGTAAGTAAAGAACTTGAAAATTCAGCTACCTCACTTCCGCCTATGCCTACAGTTATATTTCCGCCACTACTAACTACACTTACATTGCTTGTTCCGTTGCTGATACTGTCAAGTGCAATACCTGTTACCCCAATGGTAATGGTATCACTAGCAGCGTTACCCGTGATGCTGATATTATTACCAGGAGAAAGTGTAACAGTATCACCTACACTGTCAGCGATTATATTTGTTCCATCTGCATTTATAATACCAAATGCATCTGCACTGGCTTGGGTAAATTCTAATTCTGTGGTGCCAACTACGATAGGATCATCTGTAATCAATTTCCATTGGACATCGGCATTGACAGTGCCTTCTGTAACCATGACGATCATACCAGCATTGATCTCGCCGTCTTCGTCTGCTGTGGCAGTTCTCGCCCAGGTGCCCGAGCTGCCAGCACCCACTGTAGTTACTTGATAAATGCCGTTTTCTGCGCCGTCAGTCTGCCCAGCAACAAGAATTCTATCGCCTAAACTAAGACTAACTCCGTCAACTTCATTTGGAGCTCCGCCACTGAGAGTTACATTGGTTGTGGTTATTACTCGTACAGCTTGTTTGTAATCCAAGTCTTGAAGTTGATGAGCGCGAGGCCTAGTTAATCCCATATGTCTACCATTCTAATATCATATATTTAGTCAAAAAAATAGGGCTAACAAACGCCCTATTTTTCAGTATTGATTGTTTAGAAACGACCAACAACTACTTCAATAACTGCATCGCCTTCGCTGTTTTCTAATGCTTTGCCGATAATTGTACCAGCAGTTGCACTGTTGTTGATTTGTGCAGTCCCGTTTGGTCCGGATACCATCAAGTCGCCTTTGGATACAGTTCCTGAAACTTTACAAGGTACACGACCTGTAAGTGCTACTGCCACTGGATATTCAGCATCAATTGCACTGTTCATCAAATAACTTGGATTTGTTGAAACAACCCCAGCTACACGACTATCGTTTTCAGTAGTAGCAGTTGTAACTTCGGCATTACCCCCAAATACAACCACTGTACCAGGCTCAATGTCTGCATCTGCAGCGTACATTTCTGCTAAGTCAGCATACTGCGCACTTGTTGCTTTTGCAAACACAGTGTTAAATCCAGTGGTAGCATTACCTATGTTGCCTACTCCGTCTGCTTGACCGTTGATAACACCTGAGCTATCAATATTCAATATGTTAGTACCGCCAATATCAACGCTAACTGGTCCATTAGTTGAATCTATCGATACGTTAGTAGTACCATCTTCAATTTTAGTTGCATCTAACCCAGCAAAACTATTAGCACTGATTGTACCAGTAACTGTAAATCCACTGCTTGTAAATAACCCTACAGTAGATCCACCTACGTTTGCACGAATGTTACCGCCACTGGCAATAACAGCTAGTTCACTGGTGCCGTTGGCAATAGATGTTGCATCAACACTTCCTGAGTCAACTGGAATTGGTGTAGTTCCGTTGCTGCCAAAGAATCCAATAGCACCGCCGGTATCCTTCATTACAACATCGCCCATTGTAATGGTATTACCTGCTAGGAATAATTCATTCCAGCGAGTGGTGGTATTACCAAGATTGAAAGTGACGTTAGCATTAGGTATTAGGTTACCTACAATTCTTACTGCTCCTCCACCGTCTGCGTTTACTTCAGAAGTGGTGTCTGATGATACCAACGCTGTAACAGTTGAAGTGGTTGTTAGTTTGCGAACTTCAATTACGTCGCCACTTAATGGAGCCTCTGTGAATGTAAGAGTTGTGCTACTTACACTGTATGCAGTGGTTGGAAGCTGAACAACACCGTTGATGCTCACAATACAACTTGCAGTTGTTTGCTCGTCACTGAGTGTAAATGCTACAGTTGATCCGTCACCATTAAATGTTTCGCTGCCAATAACTGTAAATTCACTGCCAGCCGTTGTCCAACTGTCGTTGTCGTAAAATTCTAAGGTATCCAACTGACTGTTGAAACGTATCATACCAGGAGCTGGTGTACCTGGACGCTCTGATGTGGTGCCTACTGGCACCAAAATACTATCTGTGGTTCTAATTGCAAGTTTGGCACCGGTTACTGGAGTAGCATTACCAATAACAATTTCGTCTGCACTTGCATCCAACACCAACAAGTTAGCATCGCCTGCCCCCTCGAAACGGAAGTCTACATCGGCGCCTGCATCGTTGAATGTAATGATACCGCCTGTGTGTGCAGTAATATCATTGTTGTCTACGCGAATGTTGTCAAAATCGCTTTGCCCTGTGATATCAATGCTATTACCTGTGATTGCACCACTAGCTGTAACCGTAGCAGTGGTTACATCACCTGCTGTAACAAGATTTCCACCAGTTACGTTGCCAGTAACAGTTGCAATACCACTGGCACTGATGTTGCCTGCTGCAACATTACCTGTGACAGTTAATACAGTACCATCAAAAGTTAAGTTGGTGTTGTCTTCTAATATTCCACTGGTGCCTGCTAGCACTACACGACCGTCGGTGAGTGCGCTGGAAACAATATTAGCGCCGGTTACAGTGCCTGTAACGTCAGCATCTCCGCCGGTTAATAAATTACCACCAGTTACGTTACCACTTGCAGTTACAGTAGCAGTGGTTACGTCTCCAGCAGTGGTCAAATTGCCACCCGAGACGTTGCCGGTTGCATCTACTAAACCACCTGTGGTTAAGTTACCACCAGTTACGTTGCCACTTGCTGTTACAGTAGCAGTGGTTACGTCTCCAGCAGTGGTTAAGTTGCCACCACTTACATTTCCTGTAGCTGTGATAGTTGTGTCACTTGAGATAGCGCCGCTTGCTGTAACCGTAGCAGTGGTTACATCACCTGCTGTAACAAGATTTCCGCCTGTTACGTTACCAGTGACATTTAAACTTGTGCCAGTTGCGGCGCCAATGTTTGGAGTCGTAAGATTAGCACTGGCTTTAACAATTATATTACCACTTCCATCAAAAGATGTGGTTATCCCGTCAACTTTTGCAGAAAAAACTGTTCCGTTGAGAACTAACCCTGCTGATGTATTTGCACTGTATACCTGACTTTCTGCAAATTTTGTAAATGTCACAGAGTCTAAACCAATGACAACAGGTCCAACTGGATCAGTCAATACATAAGATTCACCAGCACCTCCGTCGCCTTCTTCTACAAAGAAATAGTCGCCAGAATCAAAACCATTAACATTGTCTGGAATATATGTGTCCATGTCAGATGAACGTGTTAAGATAAATGGTGCGGTAGCATTACCAGTCTGTGTAACAACATACACACCGTTTTCGTACGCCTCGTTTTGATTGTAGATCAATGCACGATCTGACACACTTAATGTAATACCATCTACGGTAATAGCACCATTGGCCGTAGCAGTAAGTGTTGCTCCTTGGCCGCTGTTTACCCGTACACTTTGTGTTAAACTAGTAGCATTTGTTAAGTTGCCTACTGCTTCACCGTTGTAGTTTCTAGTAAGCACAGCAGCACTGGTATTCGGAGCACTAACCACAAAGAAAGCAGTATCGGCTACTACACCATTAAAACTGTTGGTAAACCATAATTGATCATTAACTTGTAAATTGGCAGCGGTAGAAAATACCACAGTATCAGGTGCTACTACATCTGTTACAGTAAATGTATTACCGCCTTGTGCATAGGTAGCACCAATATCGCCGTCGGAGTCTGGGCTTTCAACTCGCACCGGATCGTGAATTGTTAAACCTGAACTCACAGCATCATCAACATACTGTTTTGTAGCAGCATCCTGCGCACTGGTTGGGTTAGCTACTTCTTTTACTTGACTCGATCCTATTAGAACTGCACCACCTGACGGATTAAGAACAATGTTTCCTGATGTGGTTGAAACAGTTAATACTCCAGAATTAGTTACTGTATCTGTGATCACATTATCAGCACTGACATTGCCGGTTGCATTCATATCACCAGCTGTGGTAATATTTCCACCTGATACATTACCAGTGGCGGACACTATACCGCCTGTGGTAATATTTCCACCTGATACATTTCCTGTAGCATCTACTGCACCAGCTGTTGTGATATTACCACCACTTACATTTCCTGTAGCTGTGATAGTTGTGTCACTCGAGATAGCACCGCTAGCTGTTACTGTAGCAGTGGTTACATCACCTGCTGTGGTTAAGTTTCCACCTGTTACGTTGCCAGTAGCAACTACAGTTGTCCCGGCTGTAATACCGCTAGTTGCATTTACATTACCTGCATCAACATTGCCACTGGCAGTTACACTTACTGTTGTAACATCAGCGGCGCTTACAAGATTACCACCACTTACATTTCCTGTAGCTGTGATAGTTGTGTCACTTGAGATAGCGCCGCTAGCTGTTACTGTAGCAGTGGTTACATCACCTGCTGTGGTTAAGTTTCCACCGGTTACATTACCTGTTGCATCTACTGCACCAGCTGTTGTGATATTACCACCACTTACATTTCCTGTAGCTGTGATAGTTGTGTCACTTGAGATAGCGCCGCTAGCTGTTACTGTAGCAGTGGTTACATCGCCAGCAGTTGTTAAGTTTCCACCACTTACATTACCTGTAGCTGTAATAGTGCTACCAGAACTAATAAGGCCATCGGCTTCTACTGCACCAGCTGTGGTAATATTTCCGCCGGCTACATTACCGGTTGCTGTGATAGTTGTTGATGCCTGGATACCTGCTTGCGCATCAATATTACCAGCTTTAAAATCTGAATAACTAGTGATAGTAACTGTTGTGTTGCTTTCGGTGTCGCTGATAAATGCCGCTACAAATTCGTCACTACCTTCGTCCCAAACAAGAGCTATGTTATCGTCATCGCCACGCTCGCCGATAAAACCAATATCTAGTGCAGGAGTTCCGGTTTGTTCACTAGCAAGTAACAACAATGGATCTTCGACAGTCATATTGGTAGTATCAACTGTTGTAGTTGACCCGTTGACTGTTAGATTGCCTGTAATAGTCCAGTCTGACCCATAGGTTATGTTGTTAGCAAGTTTTCCTGCCGTTACTGAAAAATCAGATAGTTTAGCAGCCGCATTAATAGTGCTGTCAGTGATCTGGTTATTCTTGATTCTGGTAATAGCCATTAAAAATTTCCTATTTTTACTATGGTGCGCTAAGTCGTTTCACTCTTAGTGTAGTATTTACCAAAGATCAAATTTATAAAAAGGATGGTTAAAAGGTTAGGAACCAGCTATATTAGCGCCTAGTGAGACTCTTTTCCAGTTGTCCGCGCTGTAAACCGCAAGGCAAGGACTGCCGCTATCTCCGTCGGTTACATAGATAACTTGACCATTAGCAGTGTTAGCCAAATTAGCGGCTTGTGCCGTTGTGTAGCCAGGAAGTTGAAGACTTTGTACAGTGGCAATGTTTGCAATACCGTTGTCTTCTACAACTAAACTAGAATTTCCATTGGTGTTGGTAATAGAGGTTACTGTGGTCACAGCAGATGTAAATCTTATATCGATTGTATCACTGCTAATAGGTGCTTCGGCAAATGTTATTTGATTGCCTGACACAGTATAAGCTATACCAGGTTGTTGTACAACACCGTTGGTACTCACAATTATAGCTGCCGCAGTGGTACTTTCATTGAGTGTAAATGTTATGGTGCTGCCGTCGCCTGTAAGCTCCTGACTGGTAATACTTACAAAGTCGCTGCCTACTACTTCCCATTCGCTTCCGTCGTAAACTTCTACTTGTTGATTGTTAGTGTTAAATCGCATAGCGCCAGTTTCAGGGCTACCCGGTCTTTGTGCTGTGTTACCTACAGGTATTGTTAAACTGGTAGTGGTGTTAAAACTAATCACTCCACTGCCGTTAATATCAAAATCCACATTGCCGTTGCTACTGGTTGCAATGCTTAAATTGGCGTCACTGGTAATTTCAGTGCCATTGATAGAAATGTTTGCACCGTCTATTGCACCAGCAGTGATCAAGTTACCACCAGTTACATTGCCAGTAGCGACTACTTGAGCTTCAGTATTTAAATTACCGCCTGTGATGTTTCCTGTGGCACCTATTCCACCACTGGTAGAAAAATTAGCACCTGTGATGTTTGCATTAGCAACAATATTACCAGCTAATGTGAGATTACCAACACCGCTTATTCTTGCTACCTGTGTGGTATTGCCATACCATTTAAACCCTTGCCCTTCAAGATTGGTGTCTACACTGTGCCAAATTGCACTGGCTTCAACACCAATGGCATAGTTCACTTTAGAATTGTTTTCGAAATTGTATAGTGTTAATCGTTCACTATCATAACTTCCTGGGCTAGGAGCAGCAAGGGTAGTATTAGTAGAACGAAAAGTATCTGCATTCACATTGCCTGTAGCTGTTACACTCACAGCGGTTACATCAGCACTGCTTACTACATTGCCACCTGTAACATTACCTGTAGTGTTTAAATTACCGCCATCGATATTGCCAGTGGAATTAACAATTCCTGTGTTGTTTATATTTCCAGAACTTATATTAGCAGTGATGTTAGACGAGCCGATTACAGTGAATTCTACGTCAGGTGAACCTGTGCCAACTCCTACTCGATTGTTGGTTACATCAATGTATAGTAAATTGCCTTGAACTGATAGATTGCTTCCACGCTGCAAATTGTCTTGCAGTATGTTGCCACTGATTCTTGCTATTGCCATGTTCTACCCTTTTGAATATTTATGGTAAAATTAGCTCGAGACACCGTGAATTACATTAATAGGTTCACTTTCTGGAGGCGCACCAGTAAATGTTATGTCGTTGCCTCCGCCGGTTATACTGTAAGTGTCTGTGGGTTGTTGATAGATGCTGCCTACAAATACAATCACTTGATCTGCGGCACTTGCAGTTACGCTAAGACTAAATGTCAGCGTGCTGCCGTCACCGGTAAAGCTGTCTACTGTGAGACTGCCGTCTCCACTTGATAACAATTGTTTAAAAACAGTGCCGTTAAAAAATTCCATAGCTCCTAGATCGGTGTTGTATCTAAAAGCACCAAATTGCGGTGAAGCAGGTCTAACAGCAGTTCCTCCACTGGGGATTATTATGCTGCTACTTCCGCTAGGTACAACTCTATTTTTAACAAAATAACCCATTAGATACTGGTAAAACTTGTAACTGTTGTTACTGTATTAGCACTTGCACTAGCTTGAATACTGTCGCCATTGCCTAACAACAACTTTTCTCCAGCAGCATATAATTGATATGTATCACCTTGATTTGCCCCTGATGACAGCAAATCTAATCCAATTAAAACTAGATTAGTAGCATCTGCTGAATCACCACTGGGTACTACATGCACATTTGCTGTAACGTTGCTAGCACCTACGTTGCATAAACTTAAAAAAGTTACTGCTGTGCTACCACTACTTACATAAACATTACCTACTACGGTTGTAACGTTTGCTGATTCGATTGCCATTTTGTATGTCCTTTAAAATATAATGCCATAAACTATGGCTTTTGATTTGCTTACTAATTCGTCCGACGTGCTTCCGTCAACAAAATAAATGCCTGACCCGCCGCCGCCTGAGGCATTAGCATATAAAACTGTACTACCACCGACACTACTTGGTGCACTGCTTTGATCTGTTAGTGCAATACTACCATCTAAACCTACTTGATTGTCGTCTTGATCGTATGTAAAGTTTGCCTCGGCACCAAAACTTCCAGCATTGTTGTATTGAATTTGTGTGTTTGCACCAGCAACACCACCTGTAGTAGTTGTACTGATTTCGTCCCAAGTGCCACCAGTTCCTAGCGTATCAGTATTATTACTGATTTCCCAACGACCTGCTGTTACATTATAACGTATGCCAGCAAAGGTGCTGGTAGTCTTGTGTGTTAGCACACCTGCATTGCTGCTGTAGGTACTAGTATTACTTTTGTTAAGTAATATAAAAGGATCTGTAATTTGAAGTTCTTGGGTGTTAATATAGGTCAAATTGCCCGATACTTCAAGGTTGCCAGACACTTCTACTGTCCTACTGTCAAGGGCAAGGACATCTGTATCATTGATCATCTGTATGGTGTAATCACCGTCTACTCTTTTAAAATTTTTCATAACAAACCTTTAGCTGTATTTAGCCTTTCTTGAAACCGGTCGATAGGCATGGTCTGCAGATTGGCCACATCTCTAAAACCAGGTACAAATGCTGTTTCTGGACCTTCTACTCTTACAAATCTTCTTGTATCATAATCACTGGCAATGGTTTTGATCTGTTTGATCCAGTTACCTGAGAATGTAGGAGGGTCTATGCTTTTTTTATAAAACTCTGTGTCAGCGTACACATTGTTGAACTGTCCGTCTGTGGTACCCAGATCAAATCCTAACAAATAGATTATGTGATAGCCATCTATGCAAGCCTGTGCTACAGCATTAGGGCCACTGCTGAATCCTCTGTACACCTTAGGCAGACTTTTTGCACCTGAATCAGGAAATGGTCTCCTGGTGTGAAATCTATTGTTCTGAGCATAACCAGATTCCTGTATGGCTCTGCTTATGCCAGGATCGGTGGCTACCAAACAGTGAGGAGTGAATTCTCTATACACTGCATTGCAAGCATAGATAGGACCCTGTTCTTGTAGTTGTTCAATGTTGATTGCTTGTCGGCTACGACCGTTGCCCAGTGCAAATGCTATACTCATAAAAAACCCTCACTGTAATTATTACAATGAGGGTCCAGTGTCAAGATATATTAACCGTATAGGTTAGGGTTATCAACCTGTACCAAATCAATGGTTGTTGTAGTGCCTTCTGCACCTGATTTTTCCACAGTGTCGTCGCTGACTTCAAAGAAGTTAAGCAGATAACGATTGTCTGAAAAGTCAAGACCAAAACGGTTTGTAAAACGCTTGAGGCGAACTTCGTTACTGTCTGGCAGTGTTACTGTAACTGTCATTTCAGCATCAGCAAGAGCAGCGTCAGCTTTGTTTGCTAATACACAAACGCCTGTGTTGCCGCTAGCATCTTCAACAAGATATTTGGTAGAACCTTTCTGACGAACGATGAATCCATCAGCTTCTGTTTCGCCTGTAATTTTCACACGCACTTTTACAACTGGATGAGCATAGTTTGACAGATCAGTGTCGCCGCCTACCACGCCATAATACTGGCCACCAGTTGGATTATTGAAACCTACATCTACTGTAGAGCTTTCTTTGATTTTTAGAGGACGTCCCATTTGATTTCTCCTTTTAGAAGTCCGATGTGGGTTCTAGCCACTACGCAGAGGGTGTCTGCATAAAACGCCTTTTTGCGTTGCATAATTTTATTTAGCAAAAAAGGGCCTTAGGTCAACTGACTTGTGTATAAAATAGTCAAAGTTTAGTTATTTGTCTAATATTTTTTTTCTGAGATCTACAAAATATTTATTTGTATCATAATGGCCTACAGTGTCGATAACATTGTTATAATATTCTGTCCATTCGGGTACATGATCTAATAGACACATTTCTCTGAGTTTGTCTCTTCGTTTGATATGCGCCAACATAGAATACATTTCTTTTTCGTTGAAATTTGCGTTTTCGAGATATCGTATAGCAAATTTTACAACATTGTACTTGCCGTATTGATACAATTTGTTTAGATACAAATCTTTTATATCAGGAGGCACCGAACTTAATGAGTAAAAATTGTTCATTACAATCGATCCAGTGGTAACAATATCATCGCCAAAAAAATCACACAGTTCATGAAGCCTTCCTAAACTGATAGCATTATGTGTTGGTGTTAAGTAAAAATTAATATGTTTTGAACCCATAAACTTACAAACATTTTCTTGAACAGAATTCCACGTGGTTGGGTATCTAATGTATTCATTGAATTCTCCAATTCCTTCAATTGACATATTAACAGTAACTTTCTTAAAGTTTTTGGTTTTTTCTATAAACTTATCTACAGATTTAGTGCCATTTGTAACCACACGTATCTGTTTTTGCTCAGGCTTTTCTACCATTTCGAACACTTCATAAACTTTTTTTGATAGCAAAGGTTCGCCGCCTGCAAATTTTATTTCTTCTGCCATGTTTACAAGTTTGTGCAAGTCTTTGTTGAACCCGGTGTCCGCATCACGATAGCTATTGATTGTTTGGCTAACAGTTTTTTGAAAGTCAAAATCATTAGGAGGGTTTTCTCCTAACTTAACAGACTCTTTATCATAAGATGACGATTCAAAAGGACTGCAATATGCACAAGATAAATTGCATGCATTGCCAACAAGATGATCCAATTCTACGCTGTATAACACAGAAGGTAAATCTTCACTTTCAATGGTTTTCTCAATGTCTGCTTTTATGTGACTAAAGTCATTTTCAAATCTTTCAATATAAAATTGACGATGAGATTTTGTTCCTGCCTTTTCTTGATGCACACAAACTGAGCAAATTTTATTCAAGATGTCATCGTCTCCCCCATTTTTCATTGCGTTGCGTAGTCGCTTTAAGTAGGAAGAATTCCAATATTCTTCAAAAGAAATTTCTTTTACCGTTTTAACATCTGTTGAATTGATATATTGGTCAGCTCCTTCCTCTGGGCACATTACGCAACAAGGCTTAGGAATACCAGACTGTGTGTGTAAGTTAGCAAAAGGTTCTGGACATATCCAATGGTAGTCTTTTAATTTTTTCATTGTATCTCGTAGGTTTTTTCAATTAGAAGTTTACAACAACACCTTTTGTTATAATGTTGCAATTTTATATTGTTTTACTTAGTTTTATAAAATTTTCTGCGCTATGTTCTAAAACAGGATAAATAAACTTGTAAAAAAGAGGTTGACAACAGCAGTCAACGAGGTTAATATAAGACTATGATGAACACAACGACGAACATTATCAAGCCCACGAACCAGCCAAAGGTGGCAGGATCGTTCTGTGGCTGGAATTATGATCGTCATGGAGGTTCAACGTAGTCTAGAGTAACATAACAAGATTACGTTGAACCCCGAAGTAAAAATACTCCGGGGTTTTTTAATGGTAACGCGGACCATAACGGGCGGCGGCGAGGATGTAGCAAGATTCGTCAAGTCAGGGACAGCCTGACACTTATTAAAAAGCACATTATAATGGTGTGCTTTATAATAAGTTTATTCCCAAGTGGTAGATAGGTAATACAGCGGACTGTTAATCCGTGCCATTCGGCAATGTTGGTTCGAATCCAACCTTGGGAGCCA